GGATCTGATGGCGGTACAGATAAAGTAATATATAAAAATATTTTTGCCGTAGATACAAGTATAACCATTCCCACAGACAATATTTATTTTAAAAATATAGAAACAGATTTATCTACACATGATGAATTTGAAAAAGCAAGATCATTATTACCAAAATATAAAACTGCTTTTAAATTGTATTTTGAGCACACAAATAATCCTTTTGCAACCAGTAAGCTAAAAAAATCTATTATCGATAGAATTAATGCAAAACTAGATGTCTGGGGAAAAGCATATGAAGTAACTTATTATCAAAGTCAATATGAAGATACACATCAAACAATATGGCTAGATAAAAAACAACAAGCACTTAATGAATATCATCAACTTGTTGCTGAATTTAACGCATTACCAAACCCAACATCAATTAACGCATCTGTTATAAATGAATGGAAAGCAGAAAATATTGATGCAATCGTACAACGTAATAATATTACAACTGCAACACTTACTTCTGAACTCGAAAAAGCTCTTGGCATTAACAAAAATGCGATTGCAGAAAAAGAGGCAGAGATTGCTCGCTTAAAGACGGCAGCAGATCAAGCTAAATCTACATACGACAACACAAATCCAAGTGCTGCGGACTTAGCACTATCACAACGCTATGAAGAAATCATGCGACAACTCACCGCAAAAGCGAATGAACTCAAGTCTGAACAAGATAGATTACAAGCATTGCGTGACGCTTTAACACTACATGACTTAACCAATGTTGGGGAAAACGCCTACGCTATTGGCACAAATGCCCTTGCAACTGGCACTAATTCACTTGCGATTGGCACAGATACTATTGTTACTGGCGAAAACTCCATCGCTATGGGCAAAGGGTCTGTCGTAACGGGTACTAACTCGATTGCGATTGGGACAGGTCACAATGTGTTGGGTAACAATTCTGGGGCTTTTGGCGATCCTGACTACATTTATGGCGATGATAGCTACGCTTTTGGTAACAACAATACTATTGGTGAAGCAACTAATCCTCACAACTCAGGTAACAATACTTTTGTGCTTGGGTCTAATGTTGTTACAAAAGCAAATAATGCTGTTATTATCGGTGCTAACAGTACAGACGGCGGAGATAATACCGTATCAGTAGGCTCATCAACTGCACAACGTAAGATTGTTTATATTGCTAACGGAGCAATTAGTCAAACGAGCAAAGACGCTATCAACGGAAGTCAAATCTATGACATCTTACAAAACGCAACAGATATTAATGTTGCAAGCTGGCAAGCAAAACTCGGTACTGGCACAAATACCGCTGGCAATACTGGATTAACTACAGGCGACACGCTCAATGCTGCATTAAGCAATGTATCTGCTAAACTTAAAGTCATTGCAGGCACAAATACTACTGTGACAACAGGTACAGACGGTGATTATCAAACTTACGCTGTTAATGTATCCAACGATGCAATCAAAGCAGCAATTCAAACAGACTTAGACAGCAAAGCTAACGCTAATGCCTCTAATATCACTGGTGATAACAAAACGGCATGGCAAGCCGCTTTAGGAGATGGTCAAGCCGAAGCTGGCAACACTGGACTCATCACTGGCAATACACTACATACAGCACTATCAACAAAAGCCGATAAAACAGATATTACTAATATCAATAACACCCTTAACTCTAAAGCTAATACAGCAGATGTTGATACTGCATTAGCAAAAAAAGCTAATACTGATGCAAGTAATTTAACCACAACAAATATACAAAGCTGGCAAGAAAAACTTGGTACTGGCACAAATACCGCTGGTGATAAAGGACTCATCACTGGCGATACTCTACATACAGCATTATCAACAAAAGCCGATAAGACAGATATTACTAACATCAACACAGCATTAGAAAATAAAGCAAACTCAGCAGATGTTGATACTGCATTAGCGAAAAAAGCAAACGTTGATGCGTCCAATATCAATGTAGCAAAATTTGCAGAAAAACTCGGTACTGGAATAGTTGAAGCTGGTAATACTAATCTAGTCACGGGCGGTACTGTTGCCACTGCTTTAGAAAACAAAGCCAACACGAACTTATCTAACATCACTAATACAGCAAAAACCGTAATCAAAAATCTTGCAAAAGATGCAGTAAAAGTGGTTAAAGGCACAAATACGACCGTGACAACTAGCACGGATGGTGACACAACTACTTATGCCGTAAACGTATCTGATCAGTCGATTAAAAATGTAATGCAATCTGATATGAATACAAAAGCTAATACTGATGCAAGCAACATTAACACTGAAAAATTTGCGGAGAAACTTGGTACAGGTACAGTTTCCGAAAATGATACAAATCTTGTAACTGGTAAAACCGTTTATACTGCAATTCAGCGTGCAGCGATTAATGGTGCAGATGTATCTAACAAAGCTAATCGTTCTGCCAATAATTTAACAGCTCAAGATGTACAAAAATGGCAAAACAAGCTAGGCACAGATAAAGTTGCGAAAAACAGTAAACAACTCGTCACAAGTGGTGCAGTACATAGCTATGTGCATGATATGACTCGTAACACATTAGCACAAGCAAATACTTATACTGATATGCGCATTAATGGTTTGCAACAGCATACAGATAAGCAAATTAAACGCCTCAAAGAAGAAACCAGGTCTGGTATTGCAAGTGCAATGGCAATGGGAGCAATCCCGACTGTTAGTAATAAACGTTACAGCGTCGGTGCAGGAACGGCAACTTTCAGCGGTGAAAGCGCGGTTGCAATCGGCTTACGTGTTAAGAGTGACAAAGATAACGCTATTGTTAGCTTTAGTGCGTCAGCAAGTTCAAACGGTGATATAGCTGGTGCGGCTGGCTTTGCTTTCGGTTTCTAATCAATACAACTCTCTCACTCATACGAGAGAGTTTTTCTTTTATTTACTGATTAAAAATAAAAAGCAAAAGGCAAATAAGGGAGCCTGCGGCTAAGGGTAAATATTAAGGGTAACCGTTCCTCAAAGAGGAACGGGCCTACCCGTAAATGGCTTCAAGTTTGATACACAAAAGGCAAAAAGGCAGAAAAGGCTATGAAATTACTACATACTTTAACTCATAGAATTTTAAAAAAAAATCGTATTGAAATAACTAAACGGCAAGAAAATACTCAGCTCTATCAAGATAATAAACTACTTTCAGATGGTTGGTTACAACCAAAAACTGCTTCAGAACTTTTATCTACACCACTTCGCCAAAAATTAATTAAAAATATATATCAATCAGTATCTATGTCTGAAGCAATGTTCAATACACTCTATCACAAAGCTATCGAACAATATGCAGAATTAGTACAAGAATTACCTGCGTCAGAAACTCATCATCATGCACATTTAGGAGGTATGCTAGATCATGGTTTAGAAGTTATCTGTTTTGCTGTCAAATTGCGACAAAATTATTTATTACCGCCCAACTCAGCTCCTGAAGAACAAGCACAACAAAGTGAAGCTTGGACAGGTGCAGTAATTTATAGTGCATTAATTCACGACATTGCCAAAATTCTTACAGATATGGAAATTGAAACCACGAAAGGAAGATGGTATTTGTGGCAAGGAAAAATCAACACCCCTTACCGCTTTAAACACATTAAAGATCGTGATTATCATTTACATCCGACAATGGGATCATATATTACAAATTATTTATTATCCCCTCTATCACTAGATTGGCTTGCAAAATACCCTGAAGCCTTTTCATCTTATTTTTATTTAGCTGCTGGGCACTATGATAAAGCAGGCTTACTCGGAGAAATTATACAACAAGCCGACAAAATGAGCGTTTCATTATATTTGGGTGGCGATACCACAAAACTAAAACAACCTCAAAAGTCTTTTGCAAATCAAATTCTTACAGCTTTGCGTTATCTTATTGAGAATGATCTTCAACTTAACAATGAAAAAAGTGGTTCAGATGGCTGGCTAACAGATGAAGGGCTTTGGCTTGTTAGTAAAACAGTAACGGATAAAATTCGAGCATACCTTATGCAACAAGGAATATCCGTTCCTGCCCAAAACAGCAAATTATTTGATGAAATGCAAGCTCATAGGTTAATTGAAGCAACACCCGACAATAAAGCAATTTGGAATGCACAAATAAAATCGAATGCAGGCTGGCAACCTCAAATCTCTTTTACCCTCTTAAAAGTAAGTCCATCATTAATCTGGGACAGTATTGACAAGCGACCAACCGTGTTTAACGGAATAGTTATTGTCAACAATCAAAGTGAACAAAAGAATACTGATGATGATAATTCTGGTACAGATGTTAATAATATTATCCCAATAGATACACAAGAGAAAAAATTTAATGATAGTTTTGATTTTGCATTAAACCTTTTTAATACACCAGATAATACAGAACAAAAGCAAGATGAACAGAAAAAAGAAAACAGTGTTACTAATGAACTAGTTCATGCAACCGAAAAAATTTCAACATTATCCGACACTATAACGTTACTGACAGATAATACAGACCAAATAAATACAGAAATAAATGCAGAAAAATTTGTAGAATGGCTGAAAACATCACTTGCTAACGACACATTCCCAATAAATGAACCACAAGCAAAAATACATTTCGTTAACGATTGTATTTTTTTAGTAACCCCAGGTATTTTTCAAGTCTATTGCCAAACAACAGCAGGTAACACTAACTCATGGAGAGAGTTACAGAAACAATTTCAAAGATTGAATTTACATAAGAAAAAGCAACCAGGAAATTTCAATATTTGGACTTGTATTATAAAAGGAGATTATAAAACATCCAGAGTAAAAGGCTATTTGATTGAAAATATTGAATTTTTTACCAACAAACAGTATTTTAACAATATGTATCTTACTTTACAGGATGTGAATGATGGAGAAAAAGAATAATTTCTGTGGTGAAGATATAACACTAGATGAACTTCTAGATCTGTTTTTAACTTATAAATATTTAAGACAGAAAACGAAGGACACTTATAGGAGGATGGTTTCTATATTTACAAAAGCTCATCCAGATATATTAGTCAGTCAAATTACAAAAGAAGTTCTCTTAACATGGCGCACTCACAAATTACAAACGGTGAATGAAGTGACATGGAATAACTGTATGCGACATTGTAAAGCCGTATTTAATTTTGGGCTTAAAAATAAGATAATTCCTCAAATAGATAATCCCTTTGTAGGCACATTCCTTCGTGAACCAAAGAAAAAAAGAAAAACGATAAAAGATCAAGATTTGAATGTGCTCATTAATTTGCTAGAAAAACAAAATGACAAAAAAGCATTATCACAACTATGTGGAGATTACTGCCCCGTTTTTTACGCACAAGCTTTAATTTTTACATTATTGTACACAGGAATACGGCGTAATCAGCTCTTACAGTTACAAATCAACCATATTAATTTGAATGAACGCACCATATTTATACCACATAACATAAATAAAACTCATGATGATCATACTATTCCTATTGCGTCAAAACTTTATCCTTATCTCAGCACTTTAGTCGATGAATTACATAAAAGAGGAATACTAGATAATGAGAAATTATTTAATATCAATCATGTATCAAAGACGACAAAACATATGGGCGACATGACAGAAGACCAATTATCATATTTTTTCAGAAAACTATCCAAGATTACCAATATACGACTATCATCTCATAGATTTAGGCATACATTAGCGACAAATTTAATGAAAAAACCAGAGCAGAATCTCTATGGCACACAGAAATTATTAGGGCATAAAGATATTAAGACCACATTAAGTTATATTGAATATGATGTAGATATGTTGCGTCAGCTAGTAAATTCAATTTAAGCTGCAACAAATTAGCATATAATAAATAAAATAGGCTTTACATAATTAAGGAAAAACATTAGACTACCTATTGATCAAAAATTAATTATAGGTAGTATAATTATTATATTGATCAATAAGATATAAAACTGCATATTTAGCTTTTTATAATATGACCTTAGACTTACATATTACATTTCTCATTATGTATAATCATTTGGTCTTTCTAACAGCTCCAACTTAATCGGTCAGAGCAATTGGCTTACAGCGATTGACTCATAATCGATTGGTCACAGGTTCAAGTCCTGTTGGGGGCACCAAAAAACCTTTCATAGCCTTTCATTACTCATCAAAAAAACCAAATAAAGCCAGTAAATACAAGCTTTTATTGTATTTTACCCCCTCGCAACCTTTCGAGCTTAATCACCTTTAACCGCGTTTTTTAGTAACAAGTTTGGTAACAAGATGCTAAACTCTAAAAAATCTTGTTACCAAAATTAAGGGAATGCTTATGCCAAAGGTCATTAAGCCGCTAACTAATACTGAAGTTGATAAAGCTAAAATCAAAGATAAAGAATATAATTTAACTGACGGTCAGGGGCTTATTTTGAGAATTAAGCCTACAGGCGCCAAAACGTGGCTTTTTAATTACTATCACCCAACCACTAAAAAAAGAACTAGTTTAACGATAGGCACATATCCTAGTGTTACTCTCGCACAAGCACGCATAAAACGAGAGGAATTTAGAGCTTTACTTGCACAGGATATTGACCCTCAAGAAAAAGCAAAAGAGGAAGAGCAAGCTATTAGTGAGCAATTAGAGCATAGTTTTTTATCTGTTGCTCAAAAGTGGAAAGAGAAAAAAGCTCAAGAAGTTGAGGCGCTGACGTTAAAGAAAAATTGGCGTCGCCTAGAAATGTTTTTATTACCAGCAATCCAACATATAGCAGTAGAGAAGATTTCACCTAGTATTGTTATTCAGGCGCTGCAACCGCTATCTAATCAACAGAAAGGCGATACATTAAGACGTACAATCCGATTATTAAATGAAGTGCTTAATTTTGCCGTGAACTATGGCTTAATTTCTTTTAATCCTTGCTTAAAACTTAATGAGGTTTTTAGTTTTGGTAAAGTTACTAATAACCCTGCGATTAATCCTAGTGAACTTGCTACTTTAATGAAAACGGTAATGTGGTCTAGTTGTGCTATCCAAACTAAAATGTTGTTCAAATTTCAGCTTTTGACAATGACTAGACCCTCTGAATCAAGCGGTGCAATATGGAAAGAAATGGATTTAGCGAAAGCGTTATGGACTATTCCCGCTAGCAGAATGAAAAAAAGAAAAGATTTTACTATTCCGCTTTCTTCTCAATCGATTGACATTTTAGAGAAAATGAAGGCAATGAATGTTAATGATCATTATGTTTTTGAAAGCTGGATAAAGCCTAATCAACCGCTGAGCAGTCAAACGATAAATAAAATGCTTGTAGATTTAGGTTTCAAAAATAAACAAACAGCACACGGATTGAGAAGTATCGGCAGAACTTATTTAGAAGAACAAGGAATAGATTATGCGGTTGCTGAAATGTGTCTTTCGCACTCAACAGGAAGTCAGACGAGCCTAGCTTATAATCGTTCAGATTATTTAGAACAACGCCGCATAGTTATGCAAATTTGGGGCGATTATGTGGAAAAGTGCGAAAAGACTATCTAGTCCAATAAATTTTTTTTGCTAAAATGTGTTCACCCTGTGCATTAGCAATATTTTTTATTTATATTTCAATATGTTAAATGTAAAAAATAGGGTGTAGAGTGTTCACTTTATGGGTACACCCTTTTAGGCTGTTTTAGGCAATAAAAAAGGGCATTTCTGCCCTATTTTTAAACCTAACTATTTATTTTATAAAGGATTTTATAAACTCTTCCACATCCTTAAAATGCACGTTAGTGCGAAAGCCTGATTTTGTTCTTTTTTTGGCATAGTCAGGCTTATTTCCGTGCTGTTTAAGCCCTTGTTTCAGTGATATAGCAAAATTATTTAGGCTTAATTCGCTTTTTATGCCGCCAGCTCTGGTGAAAGCAAGATATGCCGGATAAAGGTGTGTGCGTTCTGCCCTAAACATTCCGGCATTGCCCACAAATAGCCCGTTGCATTGCTCACTTGTGAAGAAATAGCCACAAAATTCGGTGATATGGTCGGTTTGTGATTTTACTTCTAACGCTTCTTCACTTCCCTGCTGATTGTATAAAGCCCGTTTTGCGTCCATTGGGTCTTTAAATCGCTGCATAAGTTGATAAACTACGCCGCTAATTTCTTGTTCAATCTTTGCCAATAAGTCCGGATCACGTTGCTCATCAGGAACAACACGATCAAAGCAATAAATAACACGCCGTCTATCAATGCCTCCGCAACGTTCTGTAAATCGGGTCGCTTCGTTATTGACTATCATCACCAGCGATTGAATAACCGTATCAAAAGGTTTTCTATATTTTGGGTTAATGCTTACCGGGTCGCCTCCGGTAATGCTCTTTAATCCTGCCCCATCACCGCCATAGCGTGACTGTTCGGAACTGATGATCAAATTTTTATTGATGAAGTTTTCTCGCCCTTTTGGGTCGTCCATATCTTCTAAGCGTCCTTGTGCGGTGCTATTGCTGCCTACTAGCATTGTCGCAATCTTAGCAAAAACAGATTTACCACTTCCGCCATCTCCGGTGATTTCAAAAAAGAGTTGCCAGTCATAACGGTTGGTCAACACGGCATAAAGTGCGGCCAGAATATTCGTTTTTTTCTGTTCATTGCCGTTGGCAACAAATTCTAACCAGTTATTAAAGTGCGGTGTTGGTTGTGGTTGGTCGCTATAATCACAATTCAGGCAAGAGGTGACAAAATCCTCTCGCTTGATTGGCTCAAATAACAACGTATTACGGTTTAACGTGCCATTTCGGAAATAGATTAATGATGGTGAAGGTTCTATCATTTTCGCCAACTGTATTTTTAAGGTGTTGATTAGCCTTAAAACAGAAACATCACTGTATAAAAGTTGATTTACCTCAAAAAATTGCACGGCTTTTTCTTCCAGTGTTTCATCATCTACTTGTTGCCAAAGATTGCCATCATAAGCATAGATTTCACGGCTGCCACGTTGTAACGCTAAATCAAGCCCTAACCACTGCTTAAATGCCTTTGCTTTTTCGCTGGTGGCGGAACTGTCTTTAATCGTTTCATCACGGTTTAACCATCCTCTAACTTCCTGTTCATTGGCTACCGTGTCGCCTTTCCTCATTCTTTCAATGTAGCCGCTTAAATCCTCCATTCTGTCGCCAATAGAATTATATAAAGCGACTGTTTGCGCTTCGGTGTGTTTGGCAAGGTTTAAGCAAATTTCATCTAATTGATCACTGCTAAGCTCGCCATATTGGAAAATATCAATCATCTTTTTATCTTTCGGAGCTAATCGATATTGGCTAATCTGCTTTAACTGCGCTTCGCCTAGAATAACGGGAACGGCGTTGCGCCGTTCGCTGTCATTTTCTGCAATAAGTAGCCATTCTGTGCCGTTGCCTTTATTCCACGCCTGCCACGCATTAGAGCCGGCTAGAATAGTTAAAGCACTATAAGGCTCACCCATCTTCTGCTTTGCCATATTTGGGGCGTTTTTCAATGGTTTAGTCATTGTTCACCCTCCGCCAATTTCTCGCTTTCCGTCCGCTCGGTTTCCAACTGTTCCACATCCGCTACCACTGCCGTTAAAAGCTCAATTAAAAACTTGGCTGAACGTTTAAAGGCTTTATTTTTTGCTTGCTGTTCAGTGTTTAACGTTTGATCATTGATTAGCTCAAGCAACAATTTACGCCCTTGTACAAGCCCTTCAAGTAGGGCTTGGCTCTCTTTTTTCATCTGAGTTTTATGATGAAAAGCATCAGGGAAATTATCAAAGCATCTGCGGTTAGCCAGCTTGATTAGCTCGCCTTGCCGTTTCCATTGTGGAAAATGACTTATTGTTGAAGTAGGTTTAGCCATTGTTCGCCTCCTTTAAGAAAAAAGGGGCTAGCCTCAAATCAGTTAAAGGCAATGTATTAAATTCAAATAATGGAAATATTACCCGGAAATCTCTGATTGCCGTTCTCGCCTCTTTCTCATTCTCAACAATGCCTAAAATCATTGATGATTTCATTTCAAAAATCGCTAAACCTGCTTTAAACGTCTTTGAAATTTGCAAAAGTTGCCCATATTTTCGGTAATATTCCACTTGATAGGCTTTTGCCAGTTTTTCGCTGGTGGCTAATCTTTGAATAAGGTTTAATCCCAATCCATTACCAATATCAACGGTTCTTGTGATTTTATACATTTTAATCCTCCTTTAACATTGCGATTCTGTCTTCGATCATTTCAAGCTGTGCATATAACAAGGCTTCAATGCCCTTTAAGGCATCTTGAATTTCACAAGGCTCTAACGCTTCAATATCGGCGCGTCCGGCTAGAATATTTAATAGCGTGATCGGTTGGTGTAACGCGCTAATGTCTCTTTCTAAAACCTCAAGTTGTAGTGTTTTATCTTTGGTATTAGCGCTCATTGCGCACCTCCAAAATCACAAAAAACGGGGCGACTTGTGCGGTGGCTTGCTCGATACTGTCGGCATTTATGCGAACGGTATAGCGTGGGAAAGATGAGATTAATTTGCGTGTATTGCGTAAGTCTGAACGGCTTACGGCTTTGAATAGGTAAAGCATTGCTGTAACTCCAATGTTAATGATTTTAGAAGTTACCGCGAAAGTTCTCAGGCTTGGGCGGTAACGTGTTACGGGCTGAGAAACTGCGAACATTGGAACACAGCAAAGGGCGATACCTTTCCCATAACACGCTACCATAGATTGATTAAATAGACGGATTTCCGTCTTTCTTCTGGGTGTGTTTGTGCTACGCATAAAAAAACACGCATTTAAGGGCGTGTTACTATACGCCAATGTTTTATCGTTCGAGTTCTCAGGCTCGACACTGTTTGAAAGTGCGGTATTAAAATACGATAAATTTGCCTCGGTTGCACGATAAAAATTTTCATTAATATCAAAATATATATGAACGATATTCATATTTTGACTATAATTGGTTTTCGTGATTTGCATAAATCATCCTATTTTCTGGGTATTGAATATTAAGGCTTACCGCTGTAAGCCTTTTTCTTTGCTTAGTTTCCTTTGTAACTTCCACCAGCGGTGTAAGTTGTGACAATGTGACAAATAAAAATTAGTGGTTAATAAGCGTATTTAAGTGCGTTTCTGCTTCGGTGAGTACGTAAAATGCCAATTCTAAGACTTCTTCAACAGATAACGGCTTGCCGTCTTTATCGGTAACTTGTCCGCTTTGCGTGATGGCTATATCTAGCAAGGTTTTCGCCTGCTCGATACTTTCCGCCAGCTCTTGCATTTCAATTTCTGCCAGTGCTGCAATCGTGTTGATGGATTTAAAAATGACGGTTCGGCTAACGGGCTTTGATGTGCCTTGCTCTACCATTGAAACCGCATTTAATCCGCCTGCTTCTGAAAGCATTTTGATTTTGGGAATAAGTCCTTTGATTTCGCCTAGTTTTATTTTTGTCTGTGATGTTGTCATTTCTTTAGTCCTCCGGTGTTGAATGTAAGGTGTAAACGGCTATGCCGTTGTGCTTAACACCTGCGTGATCGATTTCGTTTTTTTTGCTGGTGGAAATGTCATAGCCTTGTGCGCGTAACTCCATAATACGCGGTGCCGGGCTACAAATGCCCATTGCTCTAAATTCCAATGTTGAACAAGCCCCTTGTTTTAACCTGTTCAGAATGGCTAATCGCTGCGTGTGGCGGCTATTATCAGTGATTTGCATAATTCCTCCTTGCTGTGTTTTTCTTGTCTGTTTTTTGATTAAGTTCTAATCGCTAATATAAAATCTGATAATGCACTTAATACACTTGGCAATAACCATAAAATCAGTGCAATAAATATCCCCATTCCAACATATCGAAAAAATGATTTAATGCCGTCTGATATGGCTAATCCTGCTTTGTCTGCACCTTGCTCGCTCATATTTCCCCCTATATTGACTATCGTTAATAATCTGCTGATAAATCCAATAATGCCTTTATGCTGCATTTGATTACCTTTGATTTATCGTTATTCAACCAAACCAGTTTTGGATTGGTTGCCAGAACGTGCCGCTTTCTGCTCTTCAATCCACGCATTCACTTCTTCTAAATCCCAACGGATAAAGTTTTGTGAAAAGCGGATTGGCTGCGGGAATTGATTTGCTTTAACTAGCTCATTTAATTTTGTGCGGCCAAAGCCAACAACGGCAGTAACTTCTTTGCCTGAAATCAATTTTTTAGATTGGGTTTGTGATTGGTTCATAAAAAAATACCTCTCGTTAGTTTAACTTTGTGAAACCTTGTTAGGGTTCGTTGAGTTGTCTAGACGAGAGGAAGTTTAGAAGTAAAAATGTGAGAAGCTGGAAAATTCCAGTATTTTCCAGAATTTTCCAGTTTTGAATTAATTTTTAGTATCTAGCTCAATGCCAGTTACCCAGTTTTTGAGTGTTTTCCCACTCGGTAAATGTTTTTCTAGCCCGTGTAATTCAAATTCTTTCTGAATGACGCCATTGCGACTTTTTTCACTCATATTAGGATCATAAATGTGTGGTCTTGGATTTTCAGCAATATCGCCACCATAGTGAATATGTAATAGTGCTTTAATAAATTCATTCTTTTTATTTTCTGATTTTGTTGATGACTTAACTATCGCTTCTTCTGCTAATTCTGATTGCATTTTAGCAATAATGCTTTCTTTTATATTTAGCTCATTCTTCAAACTAATTATTTCTTCAAGCTTGTTATCTGTTTCGGTAATATAATCTAAAAAATAGAGCAAGTCTTTATGTGTTATTCTTATATCTTTTAAATATATTTTAGTGAAATTAACTTCAAAAGGAAGAAGAAGATAAAAGTGTTCTAAATTGCTTACTCTTATATGGTTAATTTCGTCTATAAACCCTTGAGCTATCAAATCATCAATATTATATTTATCAAAATCCTCTTTAGATAAAGGGAAGTACCCCATAAATAATACATTATTAAATTTTCCCAATCCACCGGAGTAAAGTTTGATAACATCATTGTTTGTAAAATAATCCTCTATATAAAATCTATCATTTAGAATAATAGTTAAATCAAAGTAAATATTTTTTAAATCAATATTTATTACTTCAAAATCTCGAACATGCTCAATCTTAGCATTGCATTCCGACTTGCTAAATTGCAAGAAAATTTCTTCACTCCTTACTGATATCTTTTTATTTTCTGAAATTTCTTTTTTGTTGATACAATCTATTTTATTTATTCGTCCATCTAAATAAATAGAAGCCTGTATATCTCCATTCTGAATATATTCAAGCAAATCTTTTTCTGAAATGGTGATGTTATGATTAAGTGAAATATACTTTACTGCATCACTAATTGAATAAGCTTTTTTAGGTAAAAACTTGCGCGTTGACATTATGCCCCCTTTAGCATTTGCCCTTATGAATGGAAACACGCCAGCAAGCTAAGGGGGCTTGCTTTCGGTGATCAGCCTAGGCGTGTTTGATTTGGTGTTATTTCTTTTGATTAACTGGTGGCGTTGTAGGTCTTGGTGGTGGCGTTTTATTAGATACTTTTAGATTAAATCCTTCAGCAATTTGTTGAGTTAATGGAACAGAAGATTGCGTATTTCTTTCTTCTATATTTAGTGTAACAAAATTTTCATTTTTATTTGTCATTTTACCCTCCTGTTGGATTTTGAGTTGTTGAAATTATTAAATTATTAGGTGGTTCGGATATACTGATATATTCAGCCTTATACAAACTTTTCATATTTTGTGACATTGAAAATACTTCTGCTTGATATATACAAAGCTCACATAATCCATTCAATTCATTTGTATTTTAACCCATTTTTATACTCTTTCTCAAAGATTTCTCTTGTTACTTTCAATGCTTGAGCCTTGCCACGTTCTGCGCCTTTTTCCATAAAGTGACGTCCTTTCATCTTTGCCGTGCCATATTCAACCATCCACCAATAGAACGGATCGGTTCTATCTCTTACCGCTTGCCCAACTCTTGCCATTTTTCGCCCTTTGGTTCGCATTACGCGGATTTTAGTTAGTCCACTTAATCCATTCTTGGCTACACTTGTTTTGTGTCTGATATTATTTTTTATTGTGCCTTTTTGCCGGAAATTGGTGCTTGTTTTTAAAATTGGAACGGTTGGCTTAATGGCTTTTTCTAATTCTCTTGCCCCTGCATTTAAGGCTTTCCTAATTGGTTTTCTCGCATTTTTTGCAATATCTTTTATCGTCTTGTTTATATTGCGCTCTATTTCTTTCAATCCTGTTATTTTGACTGATACACTCATTCTATTTACTCCAATAATAAAAGAAATAATACATTGCACCGCTGTAAATCAGCAGATAAATTAATTCATTGTTCATAAACTTCCTTTGATATGCAAATTTGCACATCGGTTATAAATCTATTCCGTTAAATTGTTCTAATGCTTGTTGATGTTCGTTAGATAGTTCAAAAATCACATCACCATATTCAAGCTGATAAGTGCCAAAAGACATTAAAAAGGCGATCGCTGGGTCAATCTTATTGGCTGCCTTTTTCTTGTTCGGCTTAATATTGGCGTTTGCGTCCGTTTCCATTACGACGTTAGACAATGCCCACGCAAGCACGGGATCGCCGTTATGTTCTATCATTTGGCGATTAATTAGCACTTCTGTTGATTTTGCCACGGGGCTAAAGCGTTGATAGGTTTGTGGGAATGGCTCTACTTCTAGCCCTGCTGCTTGTAGCTGGGTTCTTAGGTGTGTGGCATTCCAAACATCAAAGCCAATCATTTTAATGTTGAATTGTTCGGCATCTTTTAAAATATCATCACGGATTTTGTCATAATCGATACAATCCCCCTCTGTTACCCTTAGCCAACCTTGTCGCACCCATTGGCGATAGATAGCGCGGTTTTTGTTGGCCACATTGTTAAGCTGATATTCAGGCAAATAATGGCGAGTGATCAACCGCACTTTCTTTTCTTGTGGGAAGGTGTAGCAAATACTGGTTAAATCGTTGGTTGAAGATAAATCTAGCCCCATATAACAATCTTGGTGTAGTAAATCTTGTTCGCTGTAGTCTCGCTTACACTGCGCCCAACTGCCTTCACTTAGCCACGGTGTTTGACCTTGGCACCATACATTAAAGCGCTTAGTGAGCATTTCTACCCATTCGGAAGGTATGCCACGGGCTTTTTTGATGGTGTTTTCAAAATCGAGTTGTGGAATGGATTTATTAATATTGGGGTTAGCTTTGATCCAGTTTTCAGGCTGGTCAATTTCGCTTTCATCATCTAATTCAAAAATCAGGATAAACAAGCTATCATTCTGTTCATTGCCTGCCAGAATTTGGGCGCAATAGTCATAGTGCTGTTTACAAGCTGAAATGGTATTACTGCCTGCGGTGGTGATGGCAAATAATAGCCCTTCTGGTCTTGCACCTTGCCCAAGCTCTAAGGCGCTATAAACGCTGTTATCGGCGTGTAGGTGATATTCATCAACAATAGCAAGGCTTGGGTTAGTTCCTTCAATGGTGCTAGATTTCGCCGCCAATGGACGCATTAAGCTGTTATTCTTGGGGTTGATTAGTTTATGCTGTTGAATGTTGATCCGCTTTTTGAGCGGTGTGGAAAGTAAGCACATTTGACGGGCATCATCAAAGACAATACGGGCTTGATCACGGCTTACTGCGGCGGTGTAAATATCTTGTTGCCCTTTTTCCATAATTAAAAACCAATTTGCTAGTACTGCCGCCACTGTGGATTTTGCATTTTTCCTTGCCACTTGCACATAGGCAGATCGGTATTTCCGCAAGCCTGTATCTTTGCGTTTGAAGCCAAGCAAATTAGCAAAAAGAAAGATTTGCCAATCCGATAATTCTATCGGTTGCCCCCTTAAATGCCCTTTAACGTGTGGGCATAAGCGAGAAAAAGCGAGGAATTTTCGCACCGCACTTTCATCAAAGAAATAATCAGGGTTGCTTAAATCCGCAAAATAACGGGCTACGGCTTGTTTTATTTTTTGGCAAGCGATAATTTCCCCGTTTTGCACTTGCTCAGCATAAAGATTCCACGGCATTTACATCACCAAGATTTCATCAATTGCATCCGTTTCTTCCGTTTCTACGGGATTTTTACGACGACTAACAGGATCGAAGCCAAGCAAAGACGACATTTTTATCATCACTTTTTCCGCATCTGATTTCGCAGACAATGCGGGATTGCGTGATTGTGTTCCTTGAGAATTGACAATAATAAAGCCATTTTTCGCTAAATCTGCTACAGAATGACGCCAAATTGCATAGTTTTCGCAATAAATTTCAAGGTTTGTTAAATCTTCGGGTTTAATATCGCCACGTTCTGAAAGTTGCTTAATGCGTGCTTTCCATTGTGATTTAGCGATCTCATCTAAAAATTCAGGTGCTTTATAGCTTTTTCGTTTATTCATTGTTTTCCTTATTTTCAAAAAAATCACTGTGCATAAAAATTTGAGGGGGCGGGCGGTTCTAAGGCTTTCAGCTTTTCTTTTCAAAACTCCCCCCCCCCCACCCTGTCTATCTCATTGTTTTTAAAGCAAAACGCAAAATTGCGTTCACCTATCTCATTGATTTTAAAACAAACCTCAAAATTGAGTTTTGCAAAATCAATTTTTGGATTTTGTCTAATCAACGCGCCCAATTTTGGACTGGTTCAGTTGTTTCGATATCGCAACGGCTGAAGTGTTTCGTTATCAAAACAGTTGGCTTACAGTTGTGGTTATATGGTAACAACTGAATGAACTACTGTAGGCATATGGCTACAGTTTACTTCTTCGCCCCAAAACCTCGCTTGTCTATTACTCTTGTCTTGTAGCTGTGGCAATCACGACATAAGGCTTGATGATTACTTGCCACCCAAAACAGTGGATCAGCTTGCCCATTCTCTACGGGCTTGATGTGGTCGATTACTGTTGCTGGCGTATGTAATCCCTTTGCTAAACACATCACGCATAACGGATTATGCTTTAAGTATTGCGTGCGGTATTTACTCCATTTGTGATCGTAGCCTCTTGCACTACTACTTGGGCGGTTGTCCTTTGGTTTGGTCTGGTGTTCTTCACATCTGCCAGACTTCACCCTATTACGACAACCAGGGAAAGAACAACGTTTTAAGGGTTGATAGGGCATAACATCACCTTAATAAATACAAGGCTCACGGTACACTTCCCACAGGGATTTGATCGCCATAGGCGCAGGCTTTAAGTTTGCCACATCGGTCACGGCTTCACGGTTTGTGTAGAGATAAGCAATATACATCAAACAACCTACTTTAATTGTTGGATAAAAAGGGATTGTGGTTGCGGTTTCTTCTTCTGAAAAAGTTTTCCCGATATGGCGTTGTGCCACTTCAAGCGATACAAGTGCATAGCTTTCTAATAAGTTATCATCAAGCTCAAAGTCTTCCATTATATTTAAATGTGCTTTGATTTCCTCTAGTGGAATAAAAAGCTCAACGCTCTCCATAAGCTTCACCCTCCTTGCACATTAACTGTAGTTCCTTGTGTGCATCTTTACTGTCAATTACTGAATAAATATCCCAATACTGATCGCCATATTTCACTCGCATTTTTCTTGTTACATTGGGCAAATAACGAATGCGTACACGGATAATATTTTCACCTAACTGAAATGGCCCACTAAAATATTCACGCCCTTGTAAGGGTTCAATACTTGCCCGTACTGTTGCCACATCTTCCCAAAAAGGTTTATTACCACCATAGGGATTGAGCTTTTTTTCTTGTTCGTGATTACGGGCTTGTAAGGTGATCACTTTGTTATATTTACCCGCTCTAATCATTCTCGCCATTGTTACCACCTTTTTTCACTTCTACGGTCTGTTTCCACGCTTGGCTAAATTCATCACCGCCAGCATAAGGCGTAAGCCCCTCACGTCGTCTTACTTCGTTAGGGTTCATAATCCCTGCTTTAATTGCGGTGTCATAACTATTAAAGCGATCGTTTTGACTGGTACGCAATAAATCGCTGGTATCAAATTCAATTAAATAACGCTGCTTGCTTTGGCGGCTAACGTCCACCATCAGCGCATCTTTTAACTGCTGTTCAAAGTTAGTCAGCCACGGACGCAAGGTTTGTGATAGGAATGCTCGGCTTGCTTCGCTAAAGTTGGAATAGCTACTATTGGAATAATCTTGCAAGAAGATTGGGCTAATATTGTAAATGCGTGCAATATCGGAAATCGTAAAGGTACGGCTTGCCAACCATTCCGCATCTTGGTTTGTCATTCCTAATTGCTTATATTCCATTGAGCCTTCAAGTACGGGGGTTTTACCTGCATTTTTAGCCCCTTTGTAACGCTCTAAGGCTTTTAATGCTTTTTGCCCTTTGGCTTCATCTAACCATTCTGCCGTTGTGATTAATCCACTTGCCATCAAACCATTTTTCATCACTGCTGCACCGTGTTTCTGTTGTGCCATTCCTAAGCCTACAGTTTCGCGGCAAATTGCAATCGGTGAACGTCCCATAAAGCCATCAAGTGAAGAATGACGCAAATGCAACACTTCATCTTGCAAATAATTCTTTGTTTTGCCGTCTAAATCGGTAATCTGATAGATATGCTCGCCTTTTGGCGTACGCAAAATATTTACTGTACTTGGCTGATAAGGCGTAAGGCTGACTGGCTCACCTTGCTTATTCCACTCAATCACCGCATACGCATTCCCATTTAGTAAGCAATGGCGCATCAGGGTATATTTAAATTGATACGGTGTTTGATTACGGTTCGGCATTTCATTCAATAAATAATCAACAGGGTGATCGAAAACACGCTCACGCCCATCTTGCTTTAATTGATACAAATAACACGGCATAGACGCCACCGCTTCCGCAATCACGGTAACGGCATTCATTACTGCAGGCAAGGCTTCCGCTGTCTGTGGGCTAACAAATTCACCCGCTGACGTATTTGATACCCCTAAATAGGAAATCAACTCATCAACACTTAAAGGCTGACTGCGTTGCTCTGTCTTACGTTTAAATGGCCACATCTTACAACCCCGCTAAATCAGCCCAATAAGACAAAAGTGCAGTGTTTTTTTGCTGCATTTTTGCTTTGGCTTGCGCCATTGAACGTTGAGCAATCTGCACATTACTTTCAGGATAAGCGGGAAGACTGGTTACAGTAATTTCTACCAATTCCGCATTATTGACTGTTCTCAAACACGGCTCTGACTCAAAATCCCACGCTTCCGCCTTGGCATAAAAGCCAAAAGACATTCCAGAAATATCGCCACGTTCTACACTGACTAATAAATCACGCCCTAATGTAGTGTCTGGTGGGGTAAGCTCAAAACGTAACCCTATGCTATCTTCCTCTAATTTCAACGTTCCCGCACTGGTTCGCCCAAGTAGCTTAGTGTGATCGTGTTCAAATAATGCTCGCACATCTTGCCCACTGGCTAAACTCTCAGCAAAAGCATTTGTAGCAAACTGTTCAACAAAATCTCCCCAAATCAATTCACTTGGGCTATTCCATCGCACCACATAGCCCACCAGTTTTTTATCTTGCGCTTGAATATCTGATGAACGGATTTCAAAATCTTTATTCATATTCTACCTACTGACAAAAAAGGGGCTGAATGCCCCTATGATTGGTTATGCGGTTGTTTCAATAAACTTAATGGCGTTACTATCCACCACGCCACCGCCTAAATATTTATCCGTATGAACTTTATAAAAGCCCGGTTCGGTGATATTGTCTGGGCGAGTACGCACGCCAGTTTCGTGATCCACAATGTAATAACCTCGTTTAAAATCACCAAAAGCAAGCACTGCCTTTCCAGCGCCACCTATTGGCATTGTTTCCAAATAATAAACTGGGCGACCTAATAACGTGCTTGGCGCATCAACGGTTAAACCATCACGCCAAATAAAATCACCGTTTTTATTTTTCAATTTCTGCAAAGTAGCGGCAATGCTTGAACTCATCACCCAAACCGCATTTTTACGGTATTTACTATGCAAGGTGTAGAATAAATCGATCAACGTGTCCGCCGTGATTTTATCCGCACTGGTTACTTCTAATTTTTGCAACTCGCCAAAAGTACGGGTTTTATCGTTCGCCGTTGAACGAGTGTAAGCCAATAGCCCTTTTGCTTTTTTATCGCCATCACCTGAAGTTAAATCTACTTCTTCGGTTTCCGTGAAGCTCTCGCTGATTTCTTCGGTAAGCCAACCCAACACATCAATAGAAGAAAAATCCAAAATCTCTTGGGTTGTTTTCGGGTAAGCATAGATTGGATTTAATGCAATGGTAACTTCATTTAATTTTGGTGTATTAGTGCCAGAACGTACTTGACCTTCTTCACCGTGTTTCACAATCGCACCGCCAGCAGAAACCAATTTCTTATATTCTTTCGCACCAACAGGCAAACGCACCACATTTGCAATTTGACGCATTACACTATCATCAGTTAAACGCTTCATCACTTGCTTATCTAATTGAGGGATCACGGAATAGCCGCCATCATCATTTGCTGTAGTGGAAAGATTAGAACGCAATTCACCCGTTTTAATGTAATGGCGTAACTCTTCATTACTAAATTGGGCTTTGTTGTGGGTTTCTATTGGCTCTCCTTTTTGACTTCGTTCTTCATCTGCTACCGCCTCATAGCGAGCAATTTCATCATTCAACTGCGTTACTGAATTTTTTAATTTTGCAAAATCTGCGCTTTCTTCCTCTGTTAAACTACGCTTTTCCCCATCAGCTTTATTTAAAAGATTGCGCATTTCTTCGACCGTTTTCGCCTTTTGTTGGCGAAGTTCTAATAATTTTTTAAACATAAATTAGATCCTTATTATTGATATTGAATTTCATAATGCAAATTAGCTGAGATCCAAGCTGCTTGAGCCTCATCATAGCTATAACTAAATTTTGCTAATCTGAAGGTATCTAATGCAGGAAATTCAGCATCAGCTAGCATATTACTAACAAGTTCAGCGACTGCATCTAAGGCTTCTTCTGTCATATAAAACGGCAAATAAATCCCAACCGTTAAAATGCCGTCGCCTTGATTTCCGCACATTGTCGCTTCTTCTAGCATCACTTCATCAATAAAAACTGCAATCGCTGGCAATTCTTTTTCAACATCCGCAAAAACTGGACGTCCATTAATAAAGCGTTCAATCCCCTGAATTTTTCCTTGAAGGTTAGATAAAACCTGTTTTCTGATTTCACTATGAATATTCAT